GTGTTGAAAGCAGTAATCACTTTCTGCATTCTTTCCACAAGTTTTACATTTCATTTTACTTTGTTGTAGGTTTTAAATGATGCTCTAGAGTTGTACATATCAATCAAGAAGTTTATCTTCTCTTTCCAATCTGCATAAGCTTTCTTCTTACGTTTATCAAGCTTCTCTCCTTCAGCAAATAGTTTCTCTATTTCATCATGAAGATCTGCTTGATTAATGTACTGTTTCTTAAAGATGTTTAACTCATCATCATCAATTGATAGTATTAATTTTGACATCAGCTGTTGTATTAGTTACATAATTAAGTCCTGTAGAACCAAAGTATTTTCTTTTTCCAGAAAATTGTACATCATCAAAGTTAATATCAGTAATATTGAAATTAGCATTGTTTTTTACAACTTGTCTGCAAAAAATTATAAATTCCATTATAGATAAGCCACCTCTCATAAAATTTATATCCTTATGTACCCATTGTACATTTCCAATAACATACCCTTTATTACTGTCAATTCTATCTAAAGATGCTGAATATGTTCTATCTCTCCAAGTTTTTGGTAATGTAATTTCAACACCACTTAATTTACATTTACCATTTTGTAATAAATAAAGTTTGTTAACATATTCTTTAGTTATATTAATTTCTAAACCATTTCTTTTTACTCTTGTCTTTATTCCACTATTAATAATTTTATACCACATATCGGAAGACACACCATTAAGTTTATTTTTACATTTACAAGAAACAATTTTTTGTTGTCTTAAATGGGTTCCAAAAACTTCACAGGTATTTCCACAATCACATTGACACAAAAATTTAATGTGACCATTTTTGTTTTTAAAAATTTCTTTAATTACCAACAACTTTCCAAATTTTTCACCCACCATTTCAATTTTTTTCATATTTCACAAATTAATTTACAAAGATAAATATGGTGTGAAATAAAAAAAGAGGGAATTACCCCTCTTTTTTTAGATGTTTTTATATTTTCTTTTTATTTAACCTCACAACCCAAAGCACCACAAGCAATTTCACCACTCAAATCAGTTTCATCTGTTAGTTCAACAACTTTTGTTAAGTCAATTGTGTGAAGTTTATCAAATAATCTTTCATATTCTTCTTTTGTACAATCAGTAAAAGGTGCTTGGATATAACTGCCCCCATCATGAGGTAAAACAGATAAACCATTGTAGAAGTCACGGTTTTCCCAAAACCACTCACCTGCCAATTCCCAATCTTCATTTTTCAAACTGATTGTTGCAGATACGTTGTGTGTGTTTGAACCAGTTCTATGACCAGGTCTTACCCACTCTTGTGTGATTTTCTTAACACGGTCCAACAATTGGAATGGAGATTCTGTTCTTAAAATCGCTCCAATTGGTGCTTTTTGTGGAACAGAAATAACTGCTGTGTCGTGTGGACGGAAGAATTCATCTTCAACCAACTCAGGGTGATACATTGCTAAGTATTGGTAGATTGATTCGTTCTTACCTACACGGATTCTACGAATATAGTAGTCGTTGTGCCATGCGTGGATACCTGAAGACGTTCCTAAGGTCAGAGATGTTGTTCCAGCGGGTTTTACGGTAGTTGTACGAGCCGACTTGTTAATACCAATCAACTCCGCAACTCTTGCGTTTTCTTCTTTTACAAGTTTAGCAGCTTCTTTCATGTTGTAACCCAATACCGCTCCTGAACCAATACCTGTCATAGAAACACCAATTAACGCTTCCTTTTCGGTTGTACGTTTCCATACATCTCTTAAGTAATGGAAATCAGTATAACCTGCCTGAAGTGTTCCGATGAAAGCTGCCGCTTTAACACGGTTATTCAAATCTTCTTGTGATTCAATGTCAGAAACATTTACCTCACATAAGTTACAGAATTGGTTTGGTCTCAATGCAATTTCACAACATGGATTGGTTCCCCAATCTTTATCGTTTGTGAAATAAATACCAGGTTCACCAGCTCCCGATGCTTCAACACGTTTCCATAAATCCATAAAGAATTCTTTTGTAATTTTGTGTCTAACCAAAGCCGCGGAATTGTTTGCTCTTCCTCTTTGTGGATTTGATTCCCACCACGTTCCTGATTTAGCTGCAATCATTTCGTTGTCATCCGCAGAAAAAAGAGATATGAGTGCTGCTCTTCGGATTCCTCCGCTAAGAACTGCGTCAGCAATATGACAAACCATATCATGACTCTCAATCGGTGTTAACTTTTCACCATCTTTTTTTGCGTCTAATATTTTCATTAGTTGGTGAATGCAATCTTTTAGTGGTTGTGGACCTGGTGCTTTTCCTCCTGAAGTGATTAGTCTAGCTCCTTTTGGTCTAACGTCTGAGAAATCAAACTCAGGTGTTGATAAGTGTTCACCAAAGTAAGACTTCATTAATACTTTAATTGCGTCAGCCCAACCTTCAATAGAATCCCCAACCAAGAATCTTCTTGTTCTATTCGGGTTAGGTTTTCTAATTTCAGGAAGTTTTTCTACGTGGTGTTTTTGAACTGAGTATCCTACTCCAGTTCCACCCAATAATAAGAACATTGATTCTGAAAAAGCGTCCAAGTGGTCAATAGGTAAGTAAGCACAGTTGTAGATTCTGTTTGGAGAAATCTCAATTGGTTTACCACCAAATTGCATTGACCTCATTGAAGGTAATACTTTTTTATTATACACATATTGATATACGTCCACAATCTCACCTGCGATTTGTGGGTATTTCTTAATATGCATGTTCATGTTTCTTGTTACAAGTTCTTCCCAAGTTTCTCTTCTTTCTAACTCGGGGATGAATTTTGCGTACTTCATGTAGACAGTTAGGTCTGACAATATCTTTTGTGATGCGTCCATTTTGTTAATTATAATTGTTTTTGTTTGTTAATTCAAGTTAGTTTCTTGCTCCTTTTGTTTTCTTTTTTCCATCAATTCTTTAATTCGGTCTCGTTTTTGTTCTTCTTTCTTTTCTTCAAATCCTAAGAATGTTACTGAACTTTCAGTATCAATTTCAAGAAGTTCATTATCAAACTTACAGTTCTCAAATATGACCCCGTCTTTGCCCAAACGTGATTTGGTAATAGCGATGGTTGCTAAGTTCATTTCTTTTTGTTGTAAAGTTTTAGCCACGGAAATGATAACGTGTCCAACTTGTGCCTTTTTAATAGAACCACCCATTTGGTCGGTGGTAACAACCTCAGAAGATATAGAGCTTCTGTTACCCTGTGTTGCGGTCCAACCCACAACAGACAATTCGTGACATAATGCCTCAAATCCTCTCATAACTGAACCTTCACTTTTCCACTCATCACCCATGTTTTTATCTGGTACAATACAGTCAATATAGTCCAAGACTATCATGTCAATATTGTGACCATCAGCAATCATCTTACGAATCATGTTTTTGATTTGGGTCATAGTGTGTTGGTCTGAAGGTAATTTTTTAAGAAACAACTTATTAGTCATTTCTTCTCTTACCACACGTGCTTTTTCTAAAACCTCTTCTCTATGTAGTGGTAATAAATCAGGAGCGATACCTGTCCACATAGTGAAGTGTTTTCTTTGAATTACTTTTGGGTTGTCCTCAAAAAACAATTGTAATACATCGTATCCGTTGTTAAATGCGGAATTAGCAATTTTGGAAAGAACCGTAGTTTTACCTACCCCAGTTGGTGCTAAGATTACACCGAGTTCTCCTTTTGCTAAACCACCCTTAAGTAGTTTATCAATTCCTGTAATTCCCATAGGAATTGGGTGACGGAAATCTTCATTTAACACGTCCTCCAAGTTTGTAAACACGTCTTCAATTTTGTTATTGTTCTCCCCCACTTGTAGAGCGGTTCTTACCAATTCCTCAAGTTTGTCATAGTTTTCAAATTCGCCATTGTCAAGAATTTTTTGTGATTTTGTAATCGCCTTCTGTAACTCTTGTTGTTTACAGAACTTAAGAGATTTCTCTTGTACGAAAGACGCTCCATCAGTAGGTGCATCTTTTACTTGTTTAATGGTGTCGTTAAGAATTTTTAACATTAACTCTTGAGGGAATTCACTCTTCACCATTTGTGAAAGTGTCTCAAAAGAAGGAGTACAATCATACTTTATATAATACTCCTTAATAAGTTGGAGTAATGTTTTAAAGTATCTGTTCTCAAAATGTGATGGTTCAATTACGTCAATGATAGAATGTGCGAAATCTTTGTCTAAAATTATTTGATTTAGTAGTTGGAGTTGGAAGGTATTACCTAGATATTCAAAATTCTTGTTTGACATAATTTATTGTTTTTACTGGTAGTGATAAATACTATTATACTAAGCTATAATCCATGTAAGTAGTAACAAAACTTTCACCTGAAAAAATGTCAGTTAAGTCCCTTAATACACTTTTTACTTGCTGGCGTATGTCTACGGTGTATCTTATCTTAGGTGGTAAAATTTTGGCATTTAATATTCTATGACAAATTGTCTGTTCACCAAGTTTAATATAGAAATTAAAAATTTCAGGACCGTTAGTATTTGAAGTATCAAGTACATTTGCATCCTCAAAAATTTGTTCTTGGTTTTCCAAAAGATAGACTACTGAACGCATTTTTTGTTCGTATTCAAAGGTGGATACGAAATCTTTTAAGTAGTAGGACATATCCAATGAGTTTTTAGCCATTGGGTTATACCCACGAACATTGAAATACCTTTGAATAACAATGTTGTCGTTCAATGTGATTAGGAATTCCATTTTAATTACATCTGTTTCTTTCATTTTTTTATTATTATATTGTGTTATTTTTCTTCTCTAAATTTTCTTTTTTCTTTTCTCGTTAATTTCATAAATGGTTGAATGAATCTTAAAAATTCATCGTCACTTTTTCCAAGGTACTTGAAGAACCCATCGTCAGTCATCATACGTATTAGATTTTTGTAACCCCTACCTTCGGGGTCTAAAGTGTCGGCATAATATTGTTCAACAATTCCTTTACCATCATCAGAAATGAGTGGGTTCTGTAAGTCCACGATTTTTTCATTGATTTGAAAAAATTCTTCTCCGTAAATTCCGTCTTTTGTTTTTCCACTTATTAAGTTTTTGAGTGCCGTGTTCTTTTCGTCTTCTTTCAGCAATTCTCTCGCCTTTGTTAAAATATCATTAATATTAACAGGTTTGTCAAGGAACTCGGGAAAATATTTGATTAATGTTTTCTCTCCGAAATAATATATCCCATTTATATTATCGGACTTATCTCCTGTAACAATTTTATATGGTAAAATGTTATAAGCTGGCATCTCATATGTACCAATTTTTACTTTCTTACCGTGAGTGTAATGTACTTTTGCGATTGGAGAATAGATGGTTGTATTTTCATCAACCAACTGAAGTAAATCTTTATCAGCTGATAAGATAGTTTTCTTTTCTTCTGTAGCTATTTTACAGTAGTATGCAATTAAGTCATCAGACTCGTTCATATCTACTTTTATTTGACGAATAAAACATTCTTCAATGTATTCTTTTACTCGTGATTTTTGGCTATGGTATGATTCAAGTTTATACTCGTTCATACCTTGTCGTCTATTTAATTTGTAATTAGGATATATCTGACGACGCACGGATGCGTTGTCGTCACCGTCCCAAAATACCAAGACTTTGTCGTAGTTGTGTTCATCAATTTGTTTACGTAATGTATTAACAAAGTGGAAGACACCCCCAATATGGTTTCCTTCTACAAAGAGGTCTCTAACCCCGTGGAATCCAATTTTAAATAGGTTATCACCATCTACTAAGAGTGTCTTCACAATTTATTGTTTATACTGTTTCACTTTCTTTTTCCTCAAACAAGCTGAAATCTCCATCAGCCCCAATAATCTCTTTCCAATACTCAGCATTTTCTTTCTTGTATTGTTCAATAGATACTTTCTCTTCAGCCGCATCTTTTCCTGCCAAGAATCCGTGTGGTGTTACGATGATTTTTCCATCCTCATATCCCAAACCATTGATGTGGTTTTTCATAACAGAAACTTTTGTACGGATTGCAAATTTAACAGTTCTTTTGTCTTTTGTTGCAGAAATTTTGTTTGTTCCCGCACCTTTTTGATTACCAAATAAGAATACCAAAGATGAGTTTAACCAAATCGCTTCACCCCCTTTTGCCTTAATCTTTGGTTGTCCAAATGGATTGTCAGGAAGTTCAACCCAAGGTTGATTAACAATAACCAATGTGTTTTCATATTTTGAATCGGATTTACGAGAACCTGAAATACGTTGGTTGATACCCATTCCAATCTTGTCGGCAAGAACCGCAGCGTTGTGTTGTTTACCACCTTTACCTTCGTAAGTCATCTTACAAGGAACCGAACCCACTGAATCCCAAAGGAACAATAAATCATATTCCAATTCACCTTTTTCTTGAGCGTCCAACAAACTATTAATATAATCTGTTATTTGTTCAATGTAAGAGAAGTTGTTATTGAAGATGAAGAATCCATCCCAATCTAACTCTCCTGTTTCGGGGTCAACTACTTCGTCACAATCAAAACCCATAAGTCTTGCGTGTTCAAAACTCCAT